GTTGAATAACGCCCGTTTAAGCCAGTTTGGTGTCGGACGGCACCCTGCCTATGGCTATGCCCACAAACTACGCTAGAATGCCACTTTTTACTAAGATTTAAGGCAGTTATACCGGCATGCTTAGACATGTTGCCTTCATCGCCATGAGCCAAGTGCCAGCCCTTTTCAAACTCGTAGGCTCTTTTATGAAATCTAATGCCCAAGCTGCTGAAATCCATAAACTTGTCATAAGCCAATTCCGGCAATCCAATAAGTGATGGCGCACCCTTAAGCAAAGTTTGATAAATTCGATCTGTGTGATTTGATCTTACGATATCGGTCGTGCCTAGATCATAAAGTATTTCTTGACCCAGTTTTCTTTCCTGATCTAGGGTTTCAGCAAACTCTAACTTTGTCCCTTTTGCCCAACGGCTTTGTGAACCAAGATCCATTTCATCACCAACATTTAATACAAAATCAAATTTCTCATGTCTTGCCATTTTGATCAGATTAGAAACTGCCTTTGGATGATGCAGGGGAATCTGCAAGTCAGGCGTTACTAAATACCTGCGGTTGGCTTTAATCGTCATCCTCATCGTCAGTTGGATCTATGGAAGGAATAATCCCTCCATCGCCCACGACCCAATTCGGGAATGTTTTCACTTCAGTCATAAGCCAGAAAGCGTGCTCAGGTGTGAATCCTGCTTTTCTAGCTGCTTTGTAACATTCGTGCAAAGCCAAATAATGCTGATCGATCTTGCTTAATGGCTCAGGAGTTTGGCGAACGACACGACGATTGATCTTTTTGCGTTTGATAGGTTTTCGAGTGTTCGCCATAATTAAAATTATCGCTTACTGATTAAGACAAACAGATCATCGACACGCTGTTCAAGTCTTGTAATTTGATCCTTAATCGAACTTCCAGAATTGGGTTTCAATTCTTGTAAGTAGGATTTAATAACCCAGCGCAGACCCAGCAATAAACTTGTTGATACTCCGCATACGCCAACGGCTATACCAACCCATTCGTTGGCTGTCATTTCGCATTGATTCCATAATCAACTTCGCTCCCTGATTTTGGATCTAATGCTTTTGCCAATGGTGCAACCAATGCTCCAGCAAGGATTGCAAACTCTGGTCGTATGTCAGCAACAATTGCCAACACGACAGTAATACCGGAAGCAGCCACAGCTCTTAAATATGACTTAATTGCTGCCTTGTGTTTGTTTGATAGTTTCATGCTTTGCCTCCTAGTATTGGGATGTGAAAAAACTCAGAATTCTTATCTTGATCTTTCTTGAAACTTACATGGACATGATGGTTATGAGGATTGCCTTTATATTTACGCCAGCGCCATCCAAGTAAAGGTGATGCAATTTTTGACTGATGGATTACATAACTGATGCGACCATTGGTTTTCCCGTATGATCGAATTTGATCTGCCAAATATGCTGAAAGCCCTTTGTCGTCAGAAAGCCGAGCGTCAATATCAATTGCTCGCACGCATCCATTTGTGTCTGGGTTGTGATCGCTTTTTCGTGTGCTATGTCTAGCATCACCAATCCACCCATCAGATTTACGGCTACGCTCTGGGAAGGAATCATCGATCTGCTCCCGTAATTGCACAGCTGCTTTAGATAGGTAAGGTTTCATCGGCACAATTCCTCAAGATTATGCTGAGGGTTTGCCTAGGGTTAGCCCATCAGGGATTGGTTGGCTATATTCCCATTTGGCAATATAAGCAACACCATCCCCATCATCTTGCAAATATATTCCTAAATTCCTAAAAGAATCTGTTGGATTAATTTCTGGATATGCTGCAATAATTTTTTCCCATAGTTCCATATTATGCTCCTAAATAACCGACATTGAATGAACAACTACCAGGCGAATGATCGCTGCCTCTAATAATTAAACCGACTCCAGAATCTTGTTCTACACACATTTCAATATAATCACCAGCATCTAAACTTAAAATTGTTGTTAATAATTGTGTGGCAGCACCACCGCTTGTAGAAACCCTAAACCAATTGGATATAATTTCATTTCCATTTTTCTTAAGTCTGCCATACCTAAGTCCAGTTGTATTATCTTGCCATTGTCCATTGAAATTTACTTGATATTTTCCGCCTTTGCCTGAAGGTATTGTAATTCTTGTATTATTTGTTACATTACTGTGAAAATTATCAGAATCAAACTGTTCTTCGTCAAAAGAAACAGCCGTTACAGTATTGTTGCTTATAGTTTGACCTGAACTTTTTCCCAAACGACAACCGACAAATGTTGAACCACTAGCAGGGGCAGCCCACTTCAAACCTGTTGCTGTTGAGGAATCTGCTGTAAGAACTGTATCGTTTGCGCCAACCGCTAATCTTGCAATTGTATCTGCAGCGGTGGCTGCAATAATATCGCCTTTAGCATCAACAATCGTTTTAGCAATTGCTGCTCCAGCATTATTAAAAACTGTGGTGTCAATTGCTGTGCCAAGTGATCTAATGGCTGCTGCGCCATCCTTGACCAAGGCTGTATCATCTGGAGTGCTCCAGCTGTAATTTGTAGTGGTTGCCATATTATCCTTTATCTCAGGCTACGATTGTAGCGTATTCCCATGTCAAAGTTGGATCAATTGTGTTCCATGCCTCGGTAATTGGCACAGTATTCCAGCGCATCGCCACTTGGCTAAACGCCACCGGTGAAAGATTGATGGTTAGGAATAATTCATTGAACCTTGTGCTCCATCGCCAGCCCTCAACATAACCTTCAAAGACCCCATTTGAAATCTGAGTCGGCAGGTTTTGAATGTTTAAGGGCTGACCCATAAACACACCCAAAAGGTTATCTCGATCGCTGTTATCAATCTGAGGATTGGTTATTGGAAAGGTTATGGATTGAAAGGCTGCCAAAGGAAAGGCACGCTGAGCAATGTATCTATCGGCAACCTCTTGAGCATCTACACCTGAATGAATAGCCGAATTGATATTCTCAGCTTTGTAACCATATAAGCCAATAGATTCTGCACTTGTGGCAGTTGCTTGTGAATTAAAATTGTTTCCATAATTGATATAAATGTCATTGCGAATATCTGCGGATCTTGTAATAGTTGATAATCCTTGACCTAAAGCATGCTTCGCATCTAAATCAACATAACCATTGGCTATCAAATAAGTCTGCCTGTGGTCTGCATCTGCATAACCAATATCTCCATTAGGTGCTTCATAAAGATAACCAAATGCGCTATCGGCAATAAAACTTGCAATGTTATAGACAGTATCAGGATCGGCTGATCTGCTAGACATTGTATAAAGCCCTGGTTGATCGATTTCGCCTAAACCTTGATTACCTGCCGTTGCCCAAGTTTCAGTTGCGTCATAGGTTGCCCATGTTGTAGCTGCTGGAACATCATTCCAAGACGCCAACAATACGCTAGACAACAATTCATAAATTTGGTCGCCGTCCTGATCTTGTGAAAGGTTATCGTTGTAGATTTCTTTGGCAAGTTTAACGAGTGAACCCATTGCAAGAATTGTGTAATTTACAACAGTTGCTAAAGAGCCAGTTGCGCCAACCTCAACAGTTACATCAGTAACATCTCCACCAAATAAATTTACATAAGTTCCCGAACTATTTTTAACTTGCAAACTCAAAGAATCGTTAATTTGAAAAGGCAAGGTTTGACCAGATAAGGCAACTAGAGCAACCTGCAAATAAGATGGATTCGGTTGAGTATAAATATCATCTCGACCGGCTTGATGGGCAATATCGCTAATAGCAATGTCGGTGTAATCAACACCAGCAACAATTAATTTCCAGTCAGGTGTCCAGACTGTCATTATCGAGCCCTAGTAATCCCGCTGTTGTAAAGCTGTGGAACGGATCGAGATGCGCTTTGATTTAACACTTTTGCAACGGCTCTCGCAGCACCCTCAGAATCTACTGCTTGAACTGTAATGTTAGTGACCGCTGTTGTTCGGTTCTCTCTAGTGTTTGCCGGAACTGCTGGCAATGGTGCTGCGCCTAACATTCCAGCCTGACTTGCACTTGGAGAAACATTTGGAATATATCCAATATCTGCTCCGGGTTTAGCGATGTTAATAAATCGAATTGCTTGATTGGCTAGTTCAGTTAATCCACCGACTACCTCACGAACGAAATTAATAAATCCTTTTAATATGTCTGCAAGTCCAGCAATTGCTTTGCCAAATGTTTCAGCACCCTTTTGGCTTTGTGCCAGTCCTGCACTTAATCCTTCATCGCCAGTCAATCCTGCAATAAACGCATTTAGTGCTGGAATACCTGTAGTATTAAGAAAAGTAATAAACTGTTCAACCGCTGGAAGTAATGCAGCACCCAAGGATTCTTTGGCTTCATCAAATCCTACTTTTAAGCGATCAATCTTTCCTTGGAATGTTTCTGCATTAGCAGCTGCTGCTCCACCATAAAGATCAGATAATCTTTCTTGAACTTGAGTAAAAGATAAGGTTGATAATTCTGCTTTGGATAAGCCAAGTCCTAATCTGCCTAGAGCTGTGGTGTTTCCGTCCTGAGCCCTGCCTAAAGCATTGGCAACAGTTTCAAGTGCTAAGCCTCGACCTTTAGCAATGTCTAAAGATAAGTTTAATAGTTTTTGTGCTTCGTCAGTATCTTTTGTGGAAACTGCTAAACGTTGCAAGGCTGGACGCAATTGATCATCAGCCACACCAGTTGCCAAAGATGTTTGGAGGATATAAGCCTCAGTTGCCTTTATTTGGTCATCAGTTGCCCCTGTAGCGGTGCGTAAGGCAGCAGCCAACCTTAATTGAGCAGCCTCATCCTCAATGGCTGATTTGACGCCATCAACGGCTAATTTAGTGCCATAGGCAACGGCAGCAGCAGCAGCGACTGCAAATGCAGCAGCAGCCTTTTTTCCAAATGCGGTGACCTTACTGCCAAAAGTTTCAATTTCAGTATCTGCTTTTTTTAATCCTTTTTGCAGACTGTCAATGTCGGCAACAATTGAAAGGGTTAAAGCTCTATTGCTATTGGCTGCCATCAGACCATTCCTTTACAATATCGCTAATAATTTCCTCAAACTCTTTAATGATTTCCGGTTGAGATGCTCTGATTGCTGGATAAATAAACCAACCTCTTGAACCCGGCCCTTTTGGCATTGGCCCTGACCATCTTGGAAATTGTGGGTAATTGCTAGATCCAAATTCTGCACCTGCGCCAATACCTTTACGATTACCTTTTGCATCGTTGCGATTGTTAAACTGGGTTGTTGCACCACCTGAAAATCTTTGAGAAGCAAAACCAAATTTTAATTCACCTTGCAATGATGACTTTTTAACTTGTCCGCCATCAGCAACTCTTTGTGCTACTTTGCCTCTTGATCTTGCAATTGCTCTAATAGCGGATAATTGCTTCCCAACCAATTCTTGGATTTTTCTTTTAGCTTCGTTTTTTGCAATATCATCCATGCTGCGAAAAACTCTTGAAAGTTGATTAAGTTCTTTCTTAGAAAAGAAAATTGAAGGTTCGGTACTAACTGCCATTTCTCGCCTCCAATATCTCGATCGCTGTTAATATGTCATCCGCATCAACCCATTCACTCATTGGTATCTTTGTGGCAATTGCCAACTCAACCAATAATCTGTTTAGGCTTCCTGCTTTATGGCTTTTGGGTTTGCATCACCAACGATGACATCCGCTACTGTTTCCATCCAAATATCCATTGGTTTGATGGGCTTATCTCCTGCAAGTTCACGCTTATGTGCATGATAAGCAAGAAACATAAGATCCCAAATGCCCAACTTTTCGGATGCCTGACCAATAGTGTTTCCTGTCTGCTTTTCCCACTTCGCCCACTCAGGTGGTTGGGCAATGTAAGTTGCTTGCTCACCTGAGTTATATTCAATTGTAATTGGTAACTTCATTTGTTTGCTCCCGTTTTATTTTTTAACTAAAGGTTTCGGTTACTGCGCCCTTAGATACTGTGAATGTGAATGATACTGTCTGAGCATCAACACCTGAACCACCGGCAGTTGGAAACTCCGGCTTTACTGGAAACACGAATTGTGCTCCGGATGCAGCTGTGAGTGTCATGCTGATGTCTGTATCTGGTGCAGTTTCAGCAGCAGTCCATAGAGCCTCACAAACTGAGTTTGCCTTGCCCCAATCTGCCAACATATCCAACTGGAATGTTCCTGAAATGTTTGTGGTCTTGTAAGCCTCGCCCTCCATGGTCTGATAAACCTGACGCTCATTG